CACGTACCACAGGGCACATACATGCCCATATCAGGCAACATGATAGGTTTCGTACATTGCACTCACACCTCCATTGCCATTAACTCCCCCCATGAGCGGAAGATCATGGGGGGGAAGAACAATCACCCCCCAAAGAACGGGAGGGGGGTGATTTAAGACTACCGCGCCTTACGGCTTGCTGGCCGGCAGTAGCCACCTGCCGGCTTTACAGACGATAACCGCCACGACTCACGTACACGTTATTAATCCGTCGTGTCTTTCCTTTTTTCCGGCCTTTCCGAGAACGGCCATATCCTTTCCGACTTCTCCTACCTCGTCTCACACTACGCTCCTGGTATAAAATCTATGGTCTTTCGAAGTACCGTCTCGCCGTGCCATTTCACGACGATGACGAGCTGATCGCCACTGTGCACACGCACCTGGACGTCAGCACCAGACAGAATCCACTTTACAGCTTTCTTGAACACGTTCCCTCCTACTTCAACAGCTTCAGCAACGGGACTAGAAGTTGCATCGCCCTAGATCCCGTAGTGAATTTAGCACCAGCCTTCTCAATTTTCATGATAGCCAGAGCTGTCGCGTATTTCACCTGGGCAGGAGTCAACGACGAATCCGAGGACATGATCTGATCCTGCAGCTCCTGAACATCGTACGCGTTCCACGCAGAGATAATCGCCTCGTAATTTTTTATCTGCGCACCGTTTTTCACCTGGCTTATCACATCGTCGACCGTTTCCGCGTCGACCTTCGCTTTCACGCTCGCACTCTTTGCCTGAGAGGTAAGCAGATGAGTCTCAGCCATCGTTTTAGAGATATCAGCCATACGAGCCAACGCCTCCATTTTCATGAGCGATGCCTGAGGCGACTTTTGCGGCGCATCCTTCTTCGCCGACGAGATACTCACCGCAGGACCAGCACCAGCCGCAGAACCAGCGGCCAACACCGGAGACAATCCAGCAGCCTGTAGGTCCGCTACGCGCCGCTGTACCGCATTGTCCTCACGCTCAAACAACGTATCCTGCAATTCTCGCTGATACTGCTGCACGCCAAGCTGATTTTTGAACGTACGACCAAACGCGTCCTTCTGAAACGCCAGATTTCGGTTCGCCGTCTTGTCCCAGCCGAGCGCGGTCAACAGACCGCCTCCTGCAGATAACACGCTGCCCAGACCCTGGGCACCCATTGCTATAGTAACCGGATCAATCGGCACCAGAAACCTCCTTTTTTTTCACTGCCACATCATTTGTGTCAGTGGGACAGATCTTATCGAGTGATTCCTGTCCCAACGGCAACTCACGTTGCCGAATCAGGCTCAGTTCCTCCGTCACTCGCCACGTCTTCCGCGCTACCTTCGCCAACTCCGCTCTCAGCTCCCGCTGCTTCTTCGCCAGCTCCTCCAGCTGAATCTTTAGCAGCTTGAGCCTGGTCTCTGAGTCTCGCCATTGCCTCATCATGAACCTCCTGAATCTCCGTGATATCCAAGTACTTCCGCGCCCGGGCTAGATTCTCCGGGTTACTCGCTTCGCCCTGAGTGTAATCGAACGCCGCCAACTTCCAATCGGCCAAGCGTTCTCCAGCTCGAACAAGTCTTTCGACCATTTTCCCGGCTGGCATCCATCCGGTTTGTTCCGTCCGACTTTCCTCGAACTCAAACACTCGACCCTCCGGCTCGCGATTCGCGATAGCCTCGGGACTTTGACACGTATAGTTCGTATTGAAAAACACAACTCACTCCTTTGATTAGATCGGGTCCGACGTGACCGGCATCGGTCGGACCGCAGTAACATGATTTCCGACCCGAATCAACATCTGATCGGACGCCGGAACCGCAAAAGCTGGATCGTCACGAGGCGTACACTCGATAAACGTCTGACCGAGCGTAGGCAATGACGAGAATTGCTCAGCCATGTGCCAATGATCGAACGTCGAACGCATACCGCCAGTCACCATCGACTGTGCGGACCTCATCTCGCTATACCGCTCCTGATACCCGAAGACGTTCGCATCGGCAGCGGCACCCTGCATGTACAGTTCGCCGTTGTACACCGGCTGCTCACTCAAGTGAGAAAACTCAGGCAAATAGAAATCGTACCTAGTACTCTTGATCCACTGCCTTTCCACGCCCTGACTGGAATAGATCCTCTTCGGCATCACTGAAAGTATACCCATTACCAGGCCGTACTCCGGACTCCGCACTTTCGCCGTCTTTTGCGAAGCAACAGCAATACCATGACCCGCAAGGTTACCTTGCGGTGTGGATCCACCAGTAATATCCGTCGCCGACGTCTGAAGCACCTCAGACACCACAACCGGAGATCGAAGACCGCCAACGTACTCTGGACGGTCTAATCGGTCATCTCGAGGACCGACGTTCCCGAAATGCGCTGGAATGAACTCCGTATACCGAGCACCAGCACGCGCATTACGCTCCAGAAAGATCTGCGTCTGTTTCGCTAGCCGAAAATCAGCCATATCAAACGCCACAGAACTCACGTCCAAGCCGGACGAGTACTCCACGTCCGCACGCGTCGAACTAAACTCATCTCCAGCCGTCGTGACGATATCGCCCGTCGCGGCATACGTCAGACCGGCAGGAGTCTCCAACGCTCCAGAATCCACCATCTTAAACGTACCATCGGCGGCGATCGTAGACGTAACAGGAAGCGAAGGCGCAGTACCGCGCTGCTGAAAAGGCAACGCAGACGTGAAATAGTCCTTATCCCAACCACGCTTCTGAATCGTGTTGTTCGAAGCAACAGTCAACGCCGTGACACTCGTCTGGTCCCGATACCACTCATTAAAGATCGTGTTGTATGCCCGACGAGGCATGTCCGACATCGGAAGATTCGCCATCGACGCGCCAAGCGGAGCACCTAGATAATCCAACAGAGTCCCTGCAGATATCGTACCCGAACTCACCGGGAACGTCGGAGCCTCAGTACCATCAGCTCCACCGGTGATAAAATCCTCGAATTCATCCCACAGCAAACGGTACGGCACGTACCACAAATGCAGATACAACATGATCGGATGCAAAAGCGGTGCCGTCATCGGATTGAACCGAATCACCACCGTATGCGCAATATCCAACACGTCTCCCGGGACCACTTCCCGACAGAACACCGGATACAACTTGCCCATGTCGCCAGTAGTTAGCACCTCATGCGACAGATCGAACGCCGAACGTGGTGTACGACCACCACTCACACGTTGAAACGCTTTATTCATGCTTCTTCCTCCGGACCAACGTCCTGCAGACTACTCACCGTGGGAACCACTTCCCTCGGACACCCTTCGACCTCCATAGCGTTCGTTTCATGATCAAACGAACCAACGCACATCAGCCGGTAATCCTCAACATATTGCTGCTCCTTCCTGGACGCCAGATAATCACGCAACGCCGTTGCATCATTCTTGCTTTCCCAGATCGAAGCACTTTCTTCCTTCACGATGTCATGAACGACATACAAACTATTTTTCAACGTCTCTCTCCCTTAACTTAAGCTCCGCGCGAAGGTTCCGCTCCGCTTGAGCTCGATGATCGCGTACGGCTTTATTCACCTTCACATTGCTCAGATGCTCGCCGTACTTACTAAAATAATGATCGCGCGCCTTCTGGCGACGCTCAGCACCCGCTACCAACAGATCCTCCGCAGTCAGCTCCGGAAGTTTCTTCCTGTAATACTTCGGTAAGCCTACCTCCTTACCGTTTACTGTACAACCGACCATAGCAATCAGCTGTAAACGGTTCTCTCGTACAAAATCACGGCCTAAGCCCTGACTCATAAGCGAAAAAGGCCTGATACGCGACTTGAGCTCCGGCGTATATAAGGCCTTCTCGATATACCCTGCCACATACCCGACAGAAGCGGGAGTGACAGTGCCTGAACGAACAAAACCAAGGTCCCACGAATCACGTAACACCTCACAATCGCCTTTCGGCGTATCGGCCCAGTTCCCAGGGCCTCTGCACGTCCAACAGTTACCACACGTGGACATGCCAAACACGATCGCATGATAATGCGGCCGACCATTCTTTTCACCGTATTCGCCCACTAGATAGTACTTAATACGTCTTGGCTCCAACCGTCTCCGCAATCTCTTTAGCCATCGCTGCGCTCCGGATTTATCGAGATCGCCCGACTCAGGAAGCCTTTCCTCATCGTACGTCAGTGTAACGAATACAGAATCCTCATGATAATCGGCCTCATGCCACAATCGTGTTTTCCATTCAATCGCACGTTGCCTACGGCAGTGCTCACACGTACCACAGGGCACATACATGCCCATATCAGGCAACATGATAGGTTTCGTACATTGCACTCACACCTCCATTGCCATTAACTCCCCCCATGAGCGG